TCTAATATTATAATTGAAAATGATATATGTTTTATTCCATATAATAATAAATATATTAATAAAAATAGATTGATTTCGGATATTACTGTTGAAAGTGAAAATCATAGTTTTATTGGCGGTAATGGTTTTGCTGTGAGTAATTGTGCTATGGGAAAACAAGCATTGGGTATTTATATGAGTAATTTTAATAAAAGAATTGATACAATGGGAAATATTTTAAATTATCCTCAAAAACCTCTTGTATATACTAAATTATCTAAATATACATATAGTAATGATTTACCATCTGGTACAAATGCTATTGTTGCTATCATGACTCATACAGGTTTTAATCAAGAAGATAGTGTTATGATAAATAAATCATCATTAGATAGAGGTTTATTTACAAGCACTTATTATAAAGCTTTTAGGGATGTATGTACAAAAAATCATAGCACAGGAGAAGAAGAAATATTTATAAATCCAAATGCTTCTACTACAAATAATTTAAAACCATTTTCTTATAATAAATTATCAGACAATGGTTTTATTTCAAAGAATACACATGTAGATGGTAATGATATTATTATTGGTAAAGTAATGCCTAAAAAAAATAATGGTATTAAAGCATATCAGGATGCGAGTACATGTATGAAAGCAAATGACGATGGTTATATTGATATGAATTATTCTAATATTAATAGCGAAGGATATAAATTTTGTAAAGTGCGTGTTAGAAATAATAGAAGACCAGAAATTGGTGATAAACTTGCTAGTAGAAGTGCCCAGAAAGGCACTATTGGTATGATTTATAATCATGAAGATATGCCTTTTACAAAAGATGGTATCACACCTGATATTATTATGAATCCTCATGCTGTTCCTTCGCGTATGACAATGGCACAATTAATGGAATGTATTATGGGAAAAGCATCGTGTCATATAGGTGCTTGTGGCGATTCAACTCCATTTACTAATTGTACTGTTGAAAGTATTGCCAAAGTATTAGAATTATCAGGTATGGAAAGATATGGAAATGAAATTATGTATAATGGTAGAACAGGAGAACAAATTAAAACTGAAATTTTTATTGGACCAACATATTATCAAAGATTAAAACACATGGTTACTGATAAATTACATAGTAGAGGTTCAAACGGTCCTATTGTTATGTTAACACGACAACCATCAGAAGGTAGAGCAAGAAATGGTGGTTTGAGATTAGGAGAGATGGAAAGAGATGCAGTTTTATCTCATGGAATGAGTAATTTCTTAAAAGAACGAATGTTGGATGTTTCTGATAATTATAGATTATTCTTATGTAAAAATTGTGGTATGACTGCCAATGTAAATCTTGAAAAAAATATATATAAATGTGTAAATTGTACTCAAAAAATTAATGTAATTCAAACAAGAATACCATATGCTTTTAAGTTACTTAGTCAAGAATTATATACTATGAATATTATGATGAGATTCATATGTAACTAATTTAACACGTTTTAACACTATTTACATTATTTTCATTTTCAGGATTACAATAGTTATAATAATAATTATATGTTTCTTCGGAATTTTCTTTATATTTTTTAATTTTAATTAATTCTTCCAATTTTTTATTAAGTCTATGTGAATTTTCTATATTTTCATTCGCTAATATTTTTGCATCATTAATATTATAACCTATATTTATAAAATATGTGATATATTCATTTAATATTTTTTTTTTTAATTGATTATATTCCATTTTAATATTATTATATTCGGTATAATATCTAGCATATCTCCATGATACTGCACTATTTTTTTTTGAAAATGTTTCATATTCATATGTGTCTTGCATATTTATTCCAATAAATAATAATAAAAATAATTCATTTTTTTTTATAAAATATCTTTTAAAAATTTTTTTGTATCTTCCCATCCATAATCAAATAATGTTTTTGATGTTTCGTAATCTAAATAATGTTTATTACTAATATCCCATTTTCTACCCCAACTATAACAATTTATATATAAAATATTATTATCTACTTTATTTATTATTTTTTTATCTTCAACATATTTATATATTTTTGTATTATCTAAATTAAAAGCACCATCATAATATTTACTATTATTATAAAGATAATATAATTTTTTCCCTGATATAAATGGGATATATGAACTACTATGACATTTATGTATTAAATCGCTAATATTTTTAAATTCGTCAAATATTATTTTTTCACTACTTAAAATATTATTATACTTAGTTGCTACAATATTAATTTTTTCATTTTCATTAATTAATTTTTTATTATATCTATTTAATAAAATATTTATAGTATCATTTTGAAATTTATGCATATTATATAAATCTATTTTTGTTTTTTCATTTAATCCAAATATATCTTTCCATATATAATCATGAACTGATAAATCTTTTTCGTATTTATATAATAACGAGCAATATGCCCCACCTGATGTACCAATTAATTCATATTTATAATTATTTGTATTTTTTTTTATATATCCGATAATTCCTAAACTATATGGTAATAATAGTCCCGTAGAACCAATATTTAATATATAATTATATCCAGATATTACGGACATATATGTATATAATATTATATATATTAGTTTCATATCTTATAATTATATTTTTATCTTTATGTCTTTGTTCTTTTTTATATCTTAAAATAGATTTACATCTACAATTATTAATGTTATAATATGATTCTTGTCAATCTTCTAAATACCATAATATATATTATATTTATTAATGTATTATTATATAATCATTTTTTATATTATTTTTTTATAATTTTTAACATTATTTAAAATACTAATATTCTCATATTTATCATTTCTACAATTTGATTTTCCAATTAAAAAGGTTAAATAACTAAATTTTTGATTTCTTTTTTCTAATTCTTTTTTTTTTAATATTAAATAATTAAATACTCCCACAATAGTTATAATAAATGCAACTAGTAATAATATATTACTTATTTTTTTAAAATTTTTAATTTCTTTATTATTTAAATTTTCATTTTTTTCTAATTCATTGATTCTATATTTTAATATATACATAGCAAAAAATATTAATAATACTATTATTGTTATATAAATATGTGTTTTAGTTGTTAAAACAAACCATATATAAAATATAATCGAATATATAAATCCTAAAATTAAATTATTAATATTATTAATATCTACACTTACTAAAATAACTAAAAATGCAAAGGTTAAAAATCCAAATAAATGTTTCAAATACATATTTTCTTGTAAAACTTGTCTAAATTTACAACCAAATAATTCACCAATAAAATTACAAGCAATAATTAAATATATTGCAAAAAAAGCTTCATATGGTATATTTTTAAAAATATTCATATCTATATTTATATTTATATAAAAATTGATTTTTAATGTTTATTTATTGTAAAACGAAAAGATAAATTAAATATTTTAAATTTTAATTTATTTATAAATAGTATATAATGTGTTTTTCACAAACGCAATCTTTTATAAATGCTATTATACTGATTATTGGAAGTATTTTTGTTTATCCTAAATATAGATTATCTATATTTTTAATATTTTTAGCATTAAAGGATTTGATTCAAGGATTTTTATATAAATATCAACATAATGAAAAACTTGAAAATAGTCTAACAGTTTTATCATGGATTCATATATGTTTCCAACCATTATTTGTAAATATATTTATGTCTAACTTCAGTCAAAATAAAAATAATTATTGGAATATTATATTTATTATTTCTTTTTTATATGGAATATATACATTAACAACATTAAATGAATTTGATATACAAAATGATGCAGATTGCATTACAAAAAATAAAAAAAATGATTTCTGTTCAAAACAAACCACATCATATATAGGTAAGTATCATATTGCATATAAATTTAATAGAGATAATGATATATTATTTTTCCCTATAATTTATTTAATTCTTATGTTTATGCCGACTCTTTTTACTAATTCTAGAATTTTAGGTATTATTTGGGGATTATTTGTTGGACTAATTTATATATTTTTTAATAATATTGGAGAAGGTGAAAAAGCGGCAATTTGGTGTTTTTTATCTATTATATTTTTTTTACCAATCGCAATATTTAATAAACAAATATCAAAATTTTTATTTTAATAGATATTCCAGAGATTGCATTTACATAACCAATTTTTTTTTAATCATTTTTGTTTCATTTTAAATGTTGATCGGTGTAATTAAATTATTGCAACCTTATAAAAATGATATTAATTTTCTATAAAAAAAGTACATTTCATAAAAAGTTTTAAAGTTTTAAAATCCTTTATAAAAAATTAATAAAAATAAAGAAATGTACTTTTTTAATTAGATATTATTTCAGATCAATTTAATAATCAAAATATGTAAAATAACATATAATAGTAAAACTTATATAATCAAAAATAATATATTTTACAGTGAATATAAAAAAATAAATAATATAGATTTATATAATCATTTATGTAATAATAATTTTAATATTATTTTATTAAATAATTATAATGATAATTCCTAAACTATATGGTAATAATAGTCATATAGAACCAATATTTAATATATAATTATATTCCGATATTACGGACATATATGTATATAATATTATATATATTAGTTTAATTTCTTATAATTATATTTTATCTTTATGCCGTTGTCCATTTTTTTTTATCTAAATCTATTTTTTCTTTTCTAGATCTTACATAATTAAAAAATTTTAATGCTTTATCTGTATCTCCAAAAAATACATTTAAATCATTTAAATTTTTTTCCACGTCTTTATCTATTTTAACAAAATTTAATGATTTTATCAGTGCTTTAAATTTATCTGTTATAAATACTGGTGTTTCGATAAACCATTTATCAAATATTGCGATAAAAGTATTTTTATTTAATACTAATTCTTCAACTGAATTATTATCATATAAGATTGTTAATTTTTTTTCACTAATTATATAGGTTATATCTACAATAGTTTTATCTAAATTTTCCATTATTATTTTAAATCTAATTATATTAAATATATTATTTTTATTTAAATATATTTATTAAAAATATTTAAATAATATAAATATTTATTTATCAATAAGATTTATATCTTTTTA